TTTCCGCTTCGCCCGGCAAAAGCTGGAAAGCCTCGCCGAGCGCAACCAGACGCTCCGCTGGCTGGACAAGGTCGCCTGCGTCCATCCCGATCTGAACCTGCAGCCGCCGCAGATCCCGGCGGACATCTTGGAGACCTTGCAGGAGGCGCTGCTGCAGGAAAAACAGCTGCGCTGCCGCTACTACTCCGCCCACAACGACAAGGAACGCGAACTGGTCCTGAACCCGCTGGCCCTGGTCCAGCGCGGTCCGGTCGCCTACCTGATCTGCACCTCGCCACCCTACGACGACATCCGCCAGTACGCCACCCACCGGTTCCGCCAGGCCGAGATCCTGCCGACCCCCGCCGACGGGCTGGCGCACTTCGACCTGCAGGATTACCTGGCCAGCGATGCCCTGCAATTCGGCACCCCCAGCAAGATCGAGCTGCAGGCCTGGATCAGCGACAACCTCGCTCGCCTGCTCGGGGAAACGCCGCTGTCCCCGGACATGACCCTGGAAAAGCTTCCGGACGGTTACCGCCTGCGCGCGACCATGAGCGACACCTGGCAATTGCAATGGTGGATTCTTTCCCAGAGCGACGCCCTGGTGGTGGAGTCCCCGCCCAGCCTGCGCGCCCGAATCGCGGAGAAACTCCGCCAGACCGCAGCACGTTATGAGTGCGAGCAGATGGAGGGGACCCCCGCCTGAACGCTCCGACCCGGTCCGTTGAAAAAACGGCCGGGCCGACTCTCGTCACAGCAAAGGAACAGACGGCGAATCAACCGTTTGACAGACCAATACGATCCGGTAAGATTGCCGCCCGCACCAATGCGGAGGTGTGGCCGAGTGGTTTAAGGCAGCGGTCTTGAAAACCGCCGAAGGGGAGACTCTTCCGTGAGTTCGAATCTCACCGCCTCCGCCACCTAACCTACTGATTTTCCTAGAGTTTTCAGAAGCGAAGCCCGAAAAGGGAGCGATATGGGAACAAATTGGGAATCTGGGTTGGGTCTGGGGAGCCCAGAACAGGCCCCCGCGATGGTTGATCAGGACAGATTAAGCGCCTGGTTGATCAGGCTCGGATAGTCCGGGCCGTCCTTGCTGATCCACTTGGCGTAGTGCTTGAAAATCATCGCCGTGGACGTGTGCCCCATCTGATCGGCGATCCACTCCGGCGGCGCGATTCCACTACTCAGCATCTGACTGGCGAACGTATGCCGACACTGGTTCGGCCCGCGCTGCCTCACTCCCGCCTTCTTCAAGTGAGACTTCCACCAACCGTTGCGCAGCGTGTCTGATGTCGAATACGGCTCGCCGCTCGCGCTGTTCAGGAACACGAACCTCACCTTCTGCTTGCGCTTGGTCCGGTTGTCCCGATCGGTGTACTCGATCTCCACCGGCGGCAGGTGCTGGGTCAGCTTCGCCTGCGCCCGTAGCGCGCGTAGTGCTGGCGCCAGGAGTGCCACCCGCCGCGTTGAGCGCCGCGTCTTGGTCACCTTGTACTGGCTGCGCACCCTCGCCCGCCGGAATGCCACCGTACCGGCTTCGAGGTCGACATCCTCCCAGGCCAGCGCCATGGCCTCGCTCACGCGCGGACCGGTCCAGAGCATGAACTCGATCATGTTCAGCTCGTGGGCGCGCTCAGTTTCGGTTTCGAGGATCTGGCGGATCTCGTCACGCGAAAACGGGTCCGGGTCGTCCGCATCCGGCAGCTTGATGACGATTCCATCGGTCGGGTCATGGGCCGATTTGTTGCGCGTCCGATACAGGCGGAAGATCTGGCGCAGGTGGCTGACGATCTCGCGCACGGTCTTGTTGTGCAGCGTGGGCATCAGATCGCGCTGCACCCAGTGCTGCAGGTCCAGGTGGTCGATTCTGTCGGCCTGCTGCTCGCCCCAGCGAGGCCGGATGTGGTTCTCCACGCGGCTCAGGTAGCCCCGAAACCCGCTGGCCGACATATCGTTGCGCTTGATATCCAGCCACAGGTCGATGTAATGCCCCAGGGTGTTGGTTTTCACCCTGGCCGAGTCAGGGAAGTGCCGGGCGTAATCGAACGTACCCGCCTGAATCTCGAACTCGATGATCTCCACCAGTCGCCGGGCATGCTCCTGGTTGGCCGGCGATGCGCCGCCAGGGATCTGCTCCCGGCACAGCTCGCCGTCGTAACGAAAATAGACCCGCAGCGAATTGCCACGGATCTCCACTCCATCTGCCATCTGCTTCCCCATGCAAAGCCGAAAAGGGGCAATCTACTGGAGCCCCTGTTCTCCCAATGCAAAAGGGCCCGTTACAGGGCCCAGAACTGGTAGCGCGAGCTTCTAGGTCAGCCACTCATTGCGCCGGCGCCACTGGCAGTGCATCCTCGGTACTGACTTCTTGGTTTTGTGCTTGCATGGTGCTTCTCCTTGGGGTTGGTCCGGCCTCGGAGGGTTGCCGCCCTCCGGGGCCTTCTTGTTTTCGCGCTGAGCGCAGTGATCAGCGAAACAGGATGCTCAGCAGGTCTGGGGTGAGATAACCCGCAACCAGCAGGGCAGCCAGGGCCAGACCGTTGATTCCCAGGGCGGCCAGGATTTCGTGGCGGCTGGGCCGGTAGAGGTCGTTGTCGTCGTTGCGCATGGTGCTTCTCCTTGGGGTTGATACAGCCGATCAAGCGTTGCCGCGCTTGCCGGCGTCGGGGTTCTGGAACATCCAGCACTTCACCGTGGTGCAACGGCTGGACATGGGGTTGCGCAGGTTGAAAGCCGCGCGCACGGCGCTATCGACGGCCCGGTTCTTCTCTAGGAACTTGCGCGAGCGGCTGTTGGGCAGCAGGTTGCGCAGGGTGCCGATGTCGGCCAGCTTCTGGCGGTGCTCGGCGGCGCGCTCGCAGAACTCGTTGAGGTTGATGGCGATCACGTCCGGCTTCTTGCTGTGGTCCACCACCGGTTCGTCGTTGATCCCCTGCAGGTAGTCGAACACCTCCCAGAACTCGGCAACCTCAACCGGGTCCGCGTTCACGGAACTCTGCCTAGCGATGGCCATGTCGGTGAGTTCGCGAAGGGCGGCGGCGTGCTGCTCCTCGCCCAGCGGGATCACCAAGCGCAGCGCATCGACCAGGGCCAACAACTGGGCGTGGTTCTTGATGATCCGCTCGATGCGGATCTCGCCCAGGGCACGCAGAGCCTGCTCGTGCGCCCTCACCCGCTCGCGGAACGCCTCCAGCACCCTCCCCTCGGCCTTGGCGGCCATCAGCAGGAAGTGGCTCACGTCCAGGGCGCTCAGGTGGTTGAGGTTGTCCGCCGCGGCGCGGCTCGCGCTGGTGACCTGCGGCCGGACGAAGTGCAGCTTGACGATACGGGTGAGGATCGCCTCGCTCGCCTCGACGGTGGCGTTCTGACTGATGACGATGGTCCCGCGGAACGGCGGCTCGTAAGTCTCGTTGCCCGCTGTTTTCACCCCGGTCACGCCCAGGGTGCCGCCGTTGAACAGCGGCTTGAGCTCGTCCCAGTCGTAAGCCTTGGCGGCGGTGCGGTCGTTGTCGCTGCGGTCGGCCTCGAGCAGTACCAGCGGCATGCAGGATACCTGCCCCATCCAGCGGCGCAGGCCGGCCTTGGACATCTTCGACGGGTCCTTGCCCTCCTCGTCCGGGCGGCCGAACAGCTTCCAGAGGAACATCAGCAGGGTCGACTTGCCCGCCCCGGCCTCGCCGGTCACCTCCAGGAACGGGAAGCTCTGGAACTCGGTGCGGATCTGCTCGGCGAATAGCGAGCCGAACCAGAACGCCAGCGCGACGATGCCCTGGGCACCGAAGCAGGTCCACAGCCAGTCCAGCCACTCGGCCCGGTAGCCCTTGTCGTCCCGGGCGATCTCCAGGCGGATGCTCTTCTGCAGCGTCTTTAGGCGCAGCTGCTTGAATTCGAAGTAGTCCTCGCTGTTGGCCTGCTCCACGATGCCGCCGCGCACGGCCAGGTCGCCGAACACGTAGCAGCCGTGCTCCTTGCTGTAGCCGATGTAGTCGATGGTCTGCACGGTTTTCAGGCCGAACAGCTGGTCCTTCATGATCTTGTCCAGCTGGGCGCCGGTCCCGGTGAACACGGCGCCCGCCGCCATGCCCAGCAGGCGCTTCTTGAACTCCGACGCGGCCGCGACCTGGCCGCCGGTGAAGGTGTTGCGTACCGGCGGCGCATCGTGCGGAAAGTCGATGCGGAAGTAGTACCAGGCCTCGTCCGTCACCTCGTTGCGCTGGAAATACAGCGCCTGCGGGTAGCAGTTGGCGATCTCCACCACGCAGCCGGACTGGCGCAGCGCCTTCTCGCGCATCTGCCGATCGTTGAGCAGCTTGTCGTCCTGGTGCTCGCTGTCCTCGAGGGCCTGCTTGGCCTTGTTGAACTTCTCCAGGTCGAGCTTGAACCAGTACAGGCGGTTCTCGAAGCCGAAGTGGAATTCGTGCCGCTCGCGCCACTCGTACAGCAGAATCGCCTTTTCCGCGGCGCTCTCGGCGATCAGCAGCGCACCCTGGTGGCGGGCCTCCTTGAGGTCGCGCTCGCGCTGCTCGGCGCGCTGGTCGTCGCCCTCGACGAACTGCCAGCGCTGATGCAGGTCGTTCCAGTCCACCTTGCGCCCGTCGCGCTGCGGGATCTGCGCGGCCTCGCAGGCGTAGCCCAGCTCGCGCGCGGCCCTCACCCAGCGGCGGGTATAGCGCTGTGCGCCCGGCTCGTTGTCCAGCGCCCAGACCAGACGCGGCAACTTGCCGCCGCGGTTGCGCGCCAGTTCCTTGAGCGACTCGCCCGGGAACAGGTTGCAGCTCATGGCCGACACGGCCGCGATTCCGTGGTGCAGCAGGGCTATGGCGTCGAAGATGCCCTCGACGATCCATAGCTCGCTGACCTGGAACAGATCCACGCACGGCGGGCACCACCAATGCCCCTTGGGCGACTGGCCGGGAGCGAAGCGCGCCTTCTGCTTGCCGAAGCGGTGCGGACGGTCGATCAGCCGCTCCCAGTAGCCGCCCTGCTCCAGGGCGAAACGCACGGTGGCGCTGCCCTCTCCCAGCTCGCGGCTCCAGTAGTTCTCCTGGGTGTACCAGCCCTCGATCAGCTCCAGACGAAAGCCACGGGCGTTCTGCAGGTAGCTCTTGGCCGTGGCGGTCGGCTCCTTTTCGGTGGACGGCGCACGCTTGCTCCAGTCGTCGAACAGGTCCTCGTACAGCTCCTTAACATGCCACTGCTGGCCGCACTTCGACTCCCGGCCGCACTTGATGAACCAGGGCTCGTCCTGCCGGCTGAACAGCTCCTTCTTGCCGCAGGCCGGGCACTGGCCGCCGCGCAGATACTTCGTGCCGGAGCGCGGCTTGAGGCCGTAGTCCTGCTCCAGGCGGCGCAGCACCTCACCGCGGATCGCGGGGTCCATGGGAAAACTCTTGGTCACAGCCCACACTCCTGCAGCCGCTTGTGCAGCTCACGCGCCGAGCGGCCGATGCCGACGATGTGCGGGTGGTCCTTGAGGATGCGGGGGCCGCGGAAGCCGGTCGGAGTGTGGCGGTAGCGGTCGTCGTACCAGCACTCGGCCATGACCTGTTCGTATTGGCTCACCAGCCAGCGCAGATAGGCCTCTGCCTGCTGCCGGTCGAGCCGGATTTCCAGGGTGATACTGCTCATAAAGCCACCTTTCGGGCGCAACTTCCCCCTACCCGCGCTCTGGCGGGTATGGAGAGGGGTTAATTCAAGGGAGTGTCAGCGAGTGACGGCGGCCGCTGGAGGCGCTGCCAGGCACTGCAGGCGATGCGGCAACCACCGCTGGGGAACCAGGGCGCTCTCGCCGGTCAGCGAGTTGACCAGGCAGGCGCGCTCGGCATCGCTGGCGGCGCGGGCGACGATGACGCGGGCCGGGCGCTCGACCAGTTGGGTCATGGCCAGATGGGCCAAACGCGGCGCCATGAAGGCCGGCACGTCCAGACCATTCACCAGGTAGTCGCAGGCCCGCTCGAACAGGCGCTGATCGTCGCCCAGATGCTCGGCCTGATGGCGACGGAGGAAGTCGAGGGCGGCCTGTTGCATCTGCTCGCGGTAATCCATGGCTTTCACCTCTGTACTGCTCATAGCGCTTCGCTCTCCAGTTGATCGACCAGATCTAGTTGCGTGTCGTCCACCGAACGCATCGCCTCGCGGCGGTGTGCCCGGGTTGCCTGCGGCAGCTGTACCGTCGGGTTCGGCATGCCGCTCGGGGCCATTTCGTGGGTCATCTGAAACTCGGCCCGAACGCTCCAGGAACAGGCCTCGTTGGTGCACTGCAGGTAGGCGATGCGCAGGAAGATGTGTTGGCCTTCCGAGGTGCGGATGCGCATGCGCCCATGGCAATGCGGGCAAACGAGCTTGTAAGTACTGCTCATCGGGCTCAGCCCTGTGCCGGAAACAGATCGCCGTTCTCCGGCTTGCTGCGCCCCACGCTCTCCAGCGAAGGCGCCGGAATGGCCAGCAAGTGGCAGTGCTGGCAGAGCTGCGCGTACAGGGTCTGGCGGATGGCTGGAGCGGTTTCCGTCTTGAGCAGGCCGAGCAGCTTGGGCACCTGCCGGTGAATCGCCAGTTGCTGGCCGACGCTCAGGTAGGTAGCCCCACGGCTTTCCCGCGCCTCCCGCTCCATGGCGATGAAGTAGCGGCGTACCTGACGGCCCTTTTCGTTGTTCTCAACCATGGCCAGCTCCTTGGCCATGTCGAGGGTGAGGTGGTACTCCAGACCCGGTCTGCCACCGGTACTTTTCGCCAAAACGGGCGAAAAGCCCTCGCCTTCAACGAAGCCGTATTGCTCAATGCGGCCCTTGATCCAGTTGCTGAAATCGCGGCCTACCTGCAGGAACTGGTGAAGATCACGCGCATCGCAGAGCTGCTGGGAGCGCCCATCGAGGTCGCCGTTGAATACAGGGATAAGGCTGGTAGACATGGAAGGCTCCTTACTGATTGCTGTGCAGAACGATCACCGCCTGCACCTCGGCATGCCGCGCTGCGATGTGTGCCCGGTGAGCGGCGAGAATCGCGGCGACCTCGTGCTCCTGGATGACGCCATCAGCCAATGCCTCGGCGATGATCTTGTCCACCTCCCCGCGCCGCACGGCGGTTTTGATGGAGCGCTCGTAGAGCTCGATGTTGTCCAGCCGCTCGGGATCGTCGATCCGCACGAACACCCCGCCGTACAGGCCGGCGACGTAGTTCGGGAAGTGGACGGTGCCGGTCACCTGTTCGAGCAGGTGGATCTGCTCGTCGCTGAGCGGGCGGCTGCCGGTGTTCTCGTAGACGTGGTTGTCGAACTGCTTCAAGCGCAGCCCCAACCGCGCAGCGGCACACTCGCGGCCGCCCGGGTAGTCGCACACCACTGCGCTCATCACCTGGCGGCGGGTTTCCAGAACAGGAGGTTTCCGATTCTGTTTTTCCGCTGAGCACTTAGCCATTACTGTTCTCCGCAGGGCTGCTCGCTTCGCTGGAATCCCCACCCTCTTGCGGGCCGAGGATGCCGGGCAGCACCTCGCTACCGATCTCCCGCGACAGATCGCGGAGAATGGCGAAGGCCTGCCGGCCGTTCGGCAGTCGGTCGGCACCGGCCCAGCGGGCGACCACCTGGGTGACATGGCGCGGCTCGTAGCCGTTTGCCAGGGCGAACTGGCGAAAGCTGCTGCCCTTCTCGACGAGGCGGGCACGGATCTGGTTTTTGTTCATCGGGGCCTCGTCAGACCTGGCCTTGAGTGCCCATAGCGCTCGATTGCGCCGGGAGCGTCTCTTCCTGGCGCTTAGCGAGGCCGCTTAAAGCAGTGAGTAGGTAGCTCATGGTTCATTGATTCTCGGTTGGTTAGACTGTACTCATTGCGTGTAAGCCTATTTACCCATTTCGAGCAAGTCAAGGGGATTTTACCCAAATTGAGTAAAACAGATGCAGCCGCCGTGCTTGACCGGTTACAGCTTGTTTTCGGCGTTAAAGACGATTCGGCCCTCTGTCTCGCCATGGGCACTAAACGCTCGACTGTTGGTAATTGGCGCAATAGAGGGACGATCCCTTACTCAGAATGTGTAAAGGTCGCTCAAGAGAAAAACCTTTCTCTGGATTGGCTGCTTACAGGAGAAGGCCCTATGTTCCGCGGGGAGTCGGCTGCGCCGGCTCCCGCGCCCAGCAGCCCGGCCCACAATCCCCGGGAAGAGGCCATCCTGGCCCTGTTCCGCTCACTCACCGAGGCCGAGCAGCGGGAGATACAAGACGCTGCTGAGGAAAAGAAACGCCTGACCGTCCTCGAGCAGCGAGTTCAGACGTTGGAAGCGGTTGTTGCTGATATCAAAAGGCCAGCTTAATCTGTTCCCAATTGGTACAGATTAGAGGGACAGCATGGCTACATTGAGCACCAAGGATGAGTTGCACCTGATGCAGCGCGGCATTGCAGTGGAAAAGGACATCCATGGATACCAGTACACCTTTTCGCTACAGGGCGTTTATTGGCTTCTCAACTATCTCCATGAGCATCACCAGCAAGGAAAGAAACCAGGCCTGACCCTTTCCCTGCTGAAAAATCTCGCCAATGCTCCTGCTGCCAAAGACGCGCGCGCCTTACGCGTCAAAGCAGTCGAACTACCGGTTTACTCCAAGAGTTTTTTCCAGCTGGCGTTCTACCTGAACGGAACACCGCCACGGCTGTTGCATAACACAGCCCCTCTTCATGGTCTTTCCGAACGGTTTCCCTTTCTCCTGCGCTCAAATGCAATAGCCTCAACCGAGGAAGCCTTGTGGCAACTGACAGAGGACGAACAGAAGCGCCTCGCTGCTGGTGAGGTCTTGGAATATCAGTAGTGGTTGCTCAGACCATCACCTGTGCAGATGACAGCGAGCCAAGTAATTGCAGCTGTTAAACCAATACTTGTGATCATACAGAGAGGCCTCTATGTCAAATAAGGACCCAGCAAAACTTGCTGTACTGATTGACGCGGACAACGCTTCATCATCCGTTATCAAAGAACTATTAGAAGAAGTAACGAAATTTGGAGTAGCCACAATCAAACGTGCTTATGGAGACTGGACCACACAAAATTTAGTAAGGTGGAAAGACCAACTGCACCGTTATGCAATCCAGCCCATGCAGCAGTTTGCATATACCAAAGGCAAAAACTCTACAGACTCAGCTTTCATTATAGATGCCATGGACATCCTTTATGCAGGCCATGTTGATGGCTTCTGCATAGTTTCGAGCGACAGCGACTTCACGAGACTTGCGACGCGCCTACGGGAAGCAGGGAAAGTAGTTTATGGATTCGGCGAGAGAAAGACGCCAGAGTCATTTATCGCAGCATGCGATAAGTTTGTTTTCTTAGAGGTCTTACGTAAAGTTGACAACCAAAATGCATCAGCGACAGTAGAAGATCTGCCTAACCTAAAAGATCTTCTATCTCATGCAATTAATGAAACCTCGCATGATGACGGATGGGCTAAGCTTTCAGCTGTTGGATACTTCATCAGTAAAAACAACACATCCTTTGACCCGCGAAACTATGGCTTTACAAAGCTCAGCACTTTAGTTCGGCAACAAGGATATCTGGAATGCAAAGAGGTGCCAGACTCTGCTGGGATCGTCAACCATCTACACGTAAAAATACGAAACAACTTACATAGATAGAATCAGCGCTCGATGCAAAAGAGCTACAACTCAGCAATTAAGGAATTACAAGATGTTAAACGGCGGATTAAAGAAGGAAGCACTAGAGGCACTAGAGAGAACTCATAAAGAATACGAGAAACAGTGCAAAACCACGCAAGAAGCATCCATTAAACTCTATGAGCTTCGAGCATCTAGTAGCAAAGGAATAATTCCGGCCATTGAGGCTTATATCAACTCTCTTGCTAACAAGCCAAAAGAGTTTGATAAAACCTTTTCTGAATACAAGGCCGAATTTACCATCTTCACTAACATTCTGCATGAGTTAGAGGTAGAGGCACAGAAGGCAAGCGTGAAGGCTGGCGGCGCTTCGGCTGCGGGCGTTGCTGCTGGTGTAGGTACCGCAGCCCTTGCACCTACGGCTGCAATGGCCATTGCCACCACTTTTGGAACCGCCTCTACCGGCACAGCTATTTCCGCTCTGTCAGGTGCAGCTGCGGCAAATGCGGCCTTGGCATGGTTAGGTGGTGGAGCCTTAGCTGCAGGTGGTGGCGGAATGAGCGCCGGATCAGCCTTACTGGCGCTAGCAGGTCCAGTCGGCGTGATAATTGGAAGCACTGCTCTGGTAGGGAGCGGTCTTTATATGCGTCGCCAGAATGGAAAGATTGCAGAAGATGCTAATAAGCAGCGAAAGAAAATCTCCACGCACACTGCAACTCTTAACGCGGCACTACGTGAAATTGTAAGAATCAAAGATCTAACAAAGAGTCACCTGGACGGTCTTGACAAGTTATTTAGCCATTTACTATACAAAGCCCCTCGTGACTATGCATATTTCAATCGTGAACAACGCGAGCAGATCGGCGCCCTAATCAACCACGTTAGATCGCTATCCAAACTTCTCAATCTTAAGATAGATGTTAAATGAGCCGTTCACGCACATCTCATACCGTCGAAGACCAGCTTAGCGGCATCGTAGTTGACATTATTAACAATGCCAGAGAACAAGCAAAAACAACATCTCTACACAACACAGACAAAGCTTTCTCCTCCGCAATGGAGGAGATGCAAAAAATACGAAACTTTATTGGCTCTCCTGAAAACATCTTAGGAAATCCAGCAACAAAGCATGGTGAAATTGCCGAGCAGCTTGAGGTTGGGATACGAAACGCTCGATCAGCCCTTAAAGGAGAGACACTAACAGCAAGCATTGATAATATCGGCCGCACTGATAGCGTTGACTATATTATCAACGGCGATGCCGTCCAATCCAAATTCTATAACGGTGCAAACAACACGCTGAAAGGCGTGCTTGAGCACATGAATAAATATAGTAATTTTGGACGCGATGGCTCCTCATACTATCACATCCCCAAAGATCAATATGAAGACATTCTTAGATTAAGAAATGACCCTCATGCTAAGACTGCGATTCTAGAAAAGATAGCAGAAATTGAAAGGTTAACTGGAAAGCCTTTTGATGAGGTTGTACGCCCTGGCATCTCCACCTATGCAGAGCCTCAACAAGGAGCAGTACACCGAACTATTGATCGACATGAACAAGACATAAAACGAGAGAGTGATCTCAAAAAGGAGCAGATTCAAGCAGACCATCAGCCCTCTCTAGCTGGTGCTGCCCAGGCCTCAGCAATCGCTGGAGGTCTTGCTGCAGGCATAGGGCTGTCAGTATCCCTTTATCGTAAATATAAGGGCGGCAAGAACATCTTTAAAGGAGAACTCACTGCTGAAGATTGGAAAGAAGTTGGCATTGATGCAAGTAAATCTGGAGTTGGCGGCGCAATAGCGGGCGGATCAATTTACATCCTAACCAACTATGCCGACTTATCTGCACCATTTGCCGGCGCAATAGTAAGTGCCACCAAAGGAGTTGCTTCCTTATCAGCTGACCTTGCATCGGGAAAGATTAACACTGAGGAGTTCCTAGAACTCGGCTTAGCTATTTGTTCTGAATCTGCCATCGTTGGCTTGGCAACTGTAGCAGGGCAAACACTTATTCCGATTCCAGTGCTTGGCGCTGTTATTGGATCAATCTCAGGAAAAATGCTCACCCAATTTGCAGTTGGTCTAACCAAAGCAGATGGTGCGAGAGTGCGTGCAGAGATGCAAGCTTTTCTAGATAGGCTCGACGAGGCAAGTAAACGTGTTATTGCTGAAATCGATGCCAAATTCGATAAGCTTGGGGATCTAACAAAAGCCGCATTCGATTTCGAATTAAATCGCAGGCTAATTTTGTGCAGAAGTGCCGAGCTTGCTACTGCTTATCAAGTCAAGGAAAGTGAAATACTACGCACCGTTGCTGATGTTGATGCCTTTATGATGTCTTGACCGCTTGTCCTCATGCATGGCATTCACGGAATGTGGGGGGGTTAGCGGAGAAAACTCACAGTCTGCAAACTCTAGAAAAGGGCGCCTTGGCGCCCTTCTTCATGCCTGCGCGGTCTGCAACCGTTTCCACTCCCGCTCCGCCACCTTCTCCGCACTGGCCTTGCTCTCGTACAGGTGGGTCAACCGCTTGGGCCGGGTCATGTCGCCCTTGGTGATCTGCTTCTGCTCGCCGTTCTTGCCGTCCCGGTACCAGGCGACGATGCCGGTGTAGTTTCCCTCCTCCGCTAGCTCGGCCACCTCCTCCGCATCCGGCAGCTTGGAGTCCAGCTCCAGGCTGGTGGTGTAGGCCTCGGCCGTGAAGCTGTGGCGGATGTTGCCGCCCAGCCAAACGTAGGCGGCGATCTCGGGCTTGATGCCGACCAGGGAGTAGGTCAGCTCCGGGATCAGGTCCGGCCGGCCCTTGGCCAGGGTGTAGCTGAGCGTGGCCGTGCCGCGCTGCAGGCGCCGCCATTCGGCTCCGGCGGCGACCAGGGCGCTCTGCCGGTCGCTGTAGACGTGGCGCAGGTCCTTGAGGTTGCTGTCGTCGCCGCCGGCGATAGCCTGTTTCTTCTCGGCGCTGTTGACCTCGTAGTAGTAGGCGCGCACGCCGGTATAGCTGTCGCGGTCGGCTTCCAGGTAGCGGTGCTGATCGCCGTCCTGCCGGGTCAGGGTGACATGGGGCAGCGGCAGGCCGCTGGCGGTGGTGGACTGCCCCACCGGCATGAACAGCAGCCGTCCGGCCTTCACGGTGGCGATGGCGTCGTGCTGCTGGCCGAGGCGGCTCAGCAGGTTGGCGTCGCTCTCGTTGGCCTGGTCGAGATGGGCCAGCGGGATATTCGCCAGACCGGCGCCGATCACCGGGGTGAGGCCGTAGGCGGCGGCGATGGCCTGGACGACGGCGCCGAGGGTCTGCCCGTGCCAGCTGCGCTCGCGGCGGCCCTTGAGCCCGGAGCGCAGGTCGGCGCTGCGGGCGCGGATGCTGAGCACGTCCGGCGCACCGCTGTGCTCCACTTCGTCCACGGTGTAGCGGCCCTTGTCTACCAGGCCGGTGTCGCTCCAGCCCAGCCACAGGCGCACCTCGGCACCGCGGGGCGGGATGGCCAGCAGGCCGTCGTGGTCGGACAGGGTGACGGTGAGCTGGTCGGCCTCCATGCCGCGGTTGTCGGTGAGTTCGATGCCGACCAGGCGTTGGGTGACGGCGGCGGTGATGTCCTGGCCGTTGACCACCAGCCGGCAGATCGGCCGCGCGTAGGCTGTGGCGTTGCGGTAGGCGGACGCCGCCTGGTTCAGGTAGCCGCTGATCGGGTCGCTCATAGCATCCACCCCAGCAGGTTTCCGGCGCTGCCGGCGAGGTTGCCGAGCAGGTCGACTCGGTCGTCGTCGATGCGCTGGAGCGTCAGGGTGAACTCGATGCGGCGAGCGGCGCCGTCGGGAAAGAACAGCGTGCGGGTCTCGCTGAGGGATTCGATGATCCAGGCGCCGTAGACGCGCCCGGTGCCCTCCACCAGGGCCCAGGCCTTGCCGCTGTCGGCCATGTCGCGCAGCACGTCCAGGCTGGTGGGCGTGCCGGCCAGGGCCGGGAGAAGCACGCCCGGCAGGGTGATGGTGTCGTCGCCGCGCCCGAGGTACTGGCGCGCCGGGTTGGTGCCGATGCGGCTGGTTGAGCCGTGGCGCCATTGGGTCTGGCGCTGGAACTCCTGATAGGCCAGGGTCTCCAGGCTGAAGACGAACATGCCGAGGGCCATCATCATGGCGGGTCACTCCCGGTCGTAGAGCGCGCTGCGGGTGCTGGCCTGCTGCGAGCGTTCGCGGCGGTCCAGCTCGGCGGCGACGGCGCGGCCGATCGCTTGCGGGTCCATGCCCGGCGTAGCGTGGACGGTGATGTTGTAGGTGTTGCCGCCCGCGGCCGGCGCCGCGGCGGGACGGGCCGCAGCCAGGGCCGGTCGGTTGTCGACCGCCGGCGGCTGACGGCCCAGCGCGGCGAAGGGGTTGCCGGCGCTGGCCGCCTTGGGCGCGGCCTTGGCAGCCGAGTCCAGCGCGGCGAAGGGATTGCCGGAGCTGGCCACCTTGGGCGCGGCCTTGGCAGCCGAGTCCAGCGCGGCAAAAGGATTGCCGGCGCCGGCCAGCTTGGGCGCGGCCTGGGCAGCGCCGTCCAGGGCGGCGAAGGGGTTGGCATCGGCAATCGCCTGCCCCTTCTGCGCCATGCCCTGGGCGGTCTGGTCCAGGGCGGCGAACGGGTTCTTCTGCCCGGTCTGGATGCCCTGCTCGAGTCCGGCCATGGTGTAGCCGCCCAGCTCGGCGAACACCCGCGACGGCGAGTGGATGCCGAGCTTCTCCTTGAACCAGCCGATGGCGCCCTCCCCGGCGCCGACGACGGCCTCCTTGACGCTGCCGAGGGCGCCGGTGATGCCGCTGGCCAGGCCGCGCAGGATATCGCCGCCGAGCTGGACGAAGCGGGCCGGCAGGCCGGCGAACCAGTCCATGGTCAGGGTGCCGGCGAGCTGGATCTCGGCCCATATCGCCTTGAACTTCGGCCCCAGGGTTTCCCAGTTCTGCCAGATCAGGAAGGCGCCGCCGGCGATGGCGGTGACGGCCAAACCGATGGGGTTCATCAACAGGGCCCGGCCGACCAGCTGGATGCCCTGGGCCACCAGCGGCAGCGCGGTGCGGGCCAGGCTAGTCAGTGTGCCGGCCAGGCCCAGGCTGCGGATGCCGAACAGCATCATGCCGTAGCGGACCATGGCCAGCGGACCGAGGATGCTGCCGAGTACCAGGGTGAGGCCGCCGCCGAGCGCCATCAGCAGGCCGAGACCGAGGGCGGTCTTGACGATGTGACCGGTCAGCACCGGATGCTCGGCCGCCCAGCTCTTCATCCCCGTGACCAGGCCGGTGATGGTCTGGACGAGAGACCGCAGTGCGCCGTCCTGGCTCTCCATCAGCGAGGACCCCAGCTCGCTCCAGGCCCCGGAGAGCCGGGCGATGTCGCCGCTCAGGTTGTCGCGCAGGGTGGTGCCGAGTTGGTCGGCCGCGCCCTCGAACCGGCCCAGGTGATCGGTGCCGCCCGCCAGCGCCTTGAGGAAGGCGGGGATCTGGTCGATGGAGAGGTCCTCCACCGGCGTGCCGAACAGGGCGATGGCGGCATTGGCCCGGTCCGCCGGGCTCTTGATGGCTAGCAGGCCCTTGGCCGTTTTCGCCAGGGCTTCGCGCGCCTTGGGGCCACCGCTGGCGATTGCATCCGACATTTTCTGCGCATCAAGGCCGATGGTCTTGTAGGCCTCCTGGCTCTTCTTCGACATGTCCGAGCCGCGGATGCTGAATTCCTTGATGGCGTCGCCGGTCTTGTCCAGGGCGTACTTGCCCTGCTTGGCCATGTCCACCAGCAGGCTCATGGTCTCCTGGCCACTGAAGCCCATGTTGCGGAAGTGGGTGGAATACTCATGGAGGATCTCCGGCATCTCGCCGCGCATCTGCGTCGAGACCTGCTGCAGCCCACGGGTCAGCAGGTCGAAGGCCTGGTCGCTGTTGGCCGCCAGGCCGTTCTTCATGAGGATGCCGACCGTCTGCACCTGCTCGGCCAGGTCGCCGCCCATGACGGTGGCCAGGTCGAGCGCCTTGCGCGAGGCGCGCTCCAGCTCCGCGTCGCTGACCTTGCCCAGGGCCCGCAGGGTGCTGCTGGTCGCGGAGACGGCCTCGCCGATGGCTGCGGTGTCGCCGCTCACGCCGTCGGCGCGCATGCGCCGGACGATGCCGGTGTACTGCCCGGCCTTGCCCGCCTCGCCGTTCTGCGCGGCGATCCGCGAACCCTGCTGCTGGGCGGCGAGCTGCGGGTCGATCAGCCGCATGCCGGTGTAGAGGATGCCGCTGCCGGAGGCCACCCCGCCGGCGCCGGTGGCGGCCATGCTGCCGGCCAGCCCCTGGGTTCTGGCGTGGGCGTCACGGGCCTTGGCCAGGCGCTGCTGCTGGATGGTCAGGCGCTTGAGGCGCCGCTCCTGGTCTTCGATGCTGCGGTTGGCGCTGTCGATCTGCTGGCGGAGCGCCTTTTCGTAGGCGGCCAGGCCTTCGCTCGGGTTCAGGCCTCTGAGCTTGCCGTCCAGCGATTGGAAGGCAACGCCCGCCTGGCCCAGTTCGTCGCGCAGCGACTGCAACTGGCGCTGCTGTTCGCCGAGCTTCTGCTTGAGCGTCTGGCCCTCGCGCACCGCGCTCTGGAACGCCTTGCTGAGCGCCTTGGTCGGCGCTTCGGTATTGGCCAGCTCCCGGGAGAGCTGGCGGATCTTGTCGCGGTTGGCCTGCAGGGCGGCGCCGGTCCGCTCGCTCTCGCTCTTCAGGCTGCGGAAGCTGGAGACGTCCTTCTGCCGGGCCTGCAGGCCCTTGAGTTCGTCGCGGGTGTCGCGCAGGGCGCGGCCCAGGCCCTGCGCGCCGGCGAGCACCGAGCGCATCGGCTTGGTGGCGTTGTCCAGGGCCTTGAGGTTGACCTTGAGGCTAAGATCCCGCGCCATGCATGAGTTCCCATCGTTCTCGGGCGCGCTCGCGCCAGTCCATCAGTTCGGGCAGGGGCATGGCGGCCATCGTCTCCGGTCCCCAGTGGAAGACCAGGGCGATGTCCGCCATCGCCTCGTCTACGCTTCGGGGGAGGCCGTGGTTGCCGGCTTCTTCTGCAAGAAAAAAGCGACGGCGTCCGCGCAGGCCAGCAGGTCGGCGATGTCCAGCGCGGCGACCTCCGGCTCGGTGAGGCTCGGCTGGCTGATGCGCGGAACCAGGCGGATGGTGGCGCTGACGTCGCCGTTGATCAGGTCGGCCAGCTTGAGCCCGCGCAGCTCGCCGGCAGCGGGTTTGCGCAGGGTGATCTCGGCGATCTGCTGCTCGCCGCGCTTGACCGGTTGTTCGAGGACGATGGGATCGCTGTAGGTCGGTTGGGTCATGGTGCTACTCCTGGTGGTAGTGCTGAGAGGGAAAGGACGCCGGCGACGGCCGGCACCTGGGTTCAAATGCCGAGGGCGGTGCGGTGCTCGGCGAGCAGGTCCTCGCCGTCCACGATGAAGACGAAGTTGAGCAGGTCGATCTCGACGATCGGCTCGTTGTCGACGCTGAGCTTGTAGTAGGTGCAGGTGGTGGTGATCTTGTGCTCGGTATCCTCGCCGGGCTTGGCGTCGCCGAAGTCGATCTCCTCGTGCCGGCCACGCACGACCACTTCCACCGCGCTGACCTCGCCGGTGTCGTCGCGCTGCACGGAGCCGGCGAAACGCAGCTGCACGCCGTCGGCCTTGACCATGCCGAACTGCTTGAGGAGGGTCAGATCCCAGCCGCCGAGGGTCCACTCCAGCTGGAGGCCGTCGTCGCTGTGGCCCAGGTCGACCTTGACCGGGCCGTCCATGCCGCCGCCGCGGAACGACTCCAGCTTGCGACCCAGCTTGGGCAGGGTGACGGAGCCGACGACGCCGAGGTAGCTGTTGCCGTCGTTGAACAGGTTCAGGTGCTTGAGCTTCTTGGGCAGGGCCATGGGGGCGCTCTCCTAGGCGCGGCCGGCGCCGCGCGGGTGAATGGGTCAGCCGTTGACCTGGCTGGCGAAGGTCAGCAGGTAGCGGTCGGTGATGCGTTGGCGCAGGGTCAGGTCTTCGAGCGGCGGCACCGGGGTGTAGTCGTAGTCGAGGATCAGCCGCCCGGCCTTGAGGGTGGTGGCGTCGTTGGCAGCCTCGTCGTACCAGGCCTCGCCACCCAGCAGGTAGCCCAGGCGGGTCAGCTCGCGGAACTTGGCGTTGATGCCCTCGACGATGTCGCGCACCAGGGACGGATACATGGGCTTGTCCACCGCCCAGAACTGCGCCTCGGCCATGGTGTCGGCCAGCACCTGGGCGGTGCGGGTGTAGTTCTCGAAGGCGAACAGCGGGTCGGCCGAGCAGGTGCGCGAGCCCCAGAAGCGGAAGCCGTCGCGGCGGATCAGGGTGGTGACCTCGCTGGCGTTGAGCAGGCCGGCGTCGGTGTCGGGGTTCTGCAGGTCCCAGTAGATGTCCTTGGACAGGCCGGTGACGCCGTTGACCGGGACGTTGGACAGGGTCTTGTGCCAGCCGGTCTGCTGGTCGATCTGGGCGCGCAGGCCGAGGGCGCGGGCGACGGCGGCCGCCTGCTCGGCGGCGTTGGCCGTGGTGTCCCAGGCGAGGAAGTCGGGCCAGATCAGCATCAGTTCGCGGGCGCTGAAGTTGGCGCGGTAGGCAATGGCCTCGGCGACGGTCTGGCAGTCCCAGGCGTTGGCGTAGACGAAGCCGCGCAGCTTCTGGGCGATGGGAATCAGTTCGGTGGTGACGGCCTGGCTATCCAGCCCGGGCACGCCGAGGATGCGCGGCTTGACGCCGAGCTGGGCCTCGGCCGCGAGCAGGGCCTTCATGCCGGTGTACTGGCCGGAGGCGGTGACGCCGCCGATCAGCTTGGTGGTCTGGTCGGCTTCCTTCGCGGCGGCGTCGGCGCCCTCCCCGTCCGCCACGCGCACCACCACGGTGACCGGGCTGGCCTGGTCGGCGATGGCGTCCAGGCTCTGGGCCAGGGTGCCGAGGGTGCCGGCCTTGCCGGCGGCGGTGAGCACGTCGGTGACCAGGACCGGCGTATCCAGGGGGAACATCGCCGCATCGGCGTCGGAGCCGGTGCAGATCAGGCCGACGATGGCGGTGGAGACGGTGCGGATCGGGCGGCTGCCCTCGTTGACTTCGAGGACGCGCACGCCATGTTGGAAATCGGTTGCGGCCATTGCTGGCAACTCCTGCGCAGGGGGTTGAGTCCTGCGCAGGGTGTCGCGCGCGAGAGGCGCCGACCAGCGGCGGGGGTTGTAGCGGCAGGCGCTACAGGATCAGGCGGGTAGCAGTTGTCCCGCGGCCTGCCGCAGGACGGCCAGCGGATCGAACGCCAGCAGCTCGTCATACGTCATCGCCGCCACTTCCGCCTCCAGGGCATTGGAGCGGGAGCGGATGGCCTCTCGACTGGCGAGCAACTGATCGAAAAGCGTCGAGTCCCCCAGTGCCTTCTTGTCGTCGGCCCGCTGGCGACGCCAGCCGCCCTCGCCGTCGAGCTCGTTGATCGCCACGAACGCGGCCTGCTTGATGGAGACGATGACGCTGGCGAGCAGGCGCTGGCGGAAATGGTCGGACGGGGGCAAATCCAGCGCACCGAGATATACGGCATGGACCGTCTCGCCCTCGACGACCGTGTCCGCGAACCGCGAAATATCGTCCGGATAAACGATGCGCGCACCGTCAAGCTGCAGCGGGAACGAAACGAATTTAGACATTGGTCCAGTCTCCATAGAAGGCCGGTGCGGACGGCATGCCCAGTGCATCGGCGACGTCGCTCAGCCAGCGGTCATAATCCACGCGGTCCACAAGGTAGGGGTCGGCAATCACGCTCACATCTCGGGCGTACACTCCGAGTCGAACTGCGTTGCCCAGGAACGCTCCGGTCGACATGGTGGGCACCATGGGCGTCATAGTCGAGGCAGATAGGTCGTCGGTTCTGGCGCTGAAGACCATCTCCGCGGTCAGATCGACCAACCGGCGACTGCCGTAGCGCTCGATCAGTAGCCGAGGGCTGGCGGGGTTCACCGTGGTGGTGTTCGAGGTGCCCTGCCCCTTCCAGCTGGTTATCGACTGCGCCCGAATCTTGCAGTCCTCGGTGTAGTACCAGGCCGCGTCGTTGACGTTATTCGCCGCGACGAACGCCCGATTCTGCACCTCCACGAAGTTCTGGGAGTATTTGCGGATGGTATTGCCGTCGCGCCACTCATAGAGCCCTTCGGCATTGCAGTACGAGAGGCAGGCATAGGTCGGAAACGCTTGGGCCAGGAATGCGGGGACGGTAGGCGTAACCAACGTGCGAGCGCCGGTCAGGATATTCACCTCATACACGCCGACAAACGCGCCAGTCGAGGAGAAGTACCACTTATCCAGCACCTGGTTATAGATCAGGGCACTAATTACCGAGTTTGCCCCCAGACTCCCGTCGGTAACGTACCAGACGAGCGTGTTGTTCCACGTCGCGACAGTGACTTTGTAACCGAAGTTGATCCCGAGGATATAACCGAGGTGGTTGGGAATGACGAAGTTCTCCGTCATCCAATTGCCGGACTTGGAAAAGTTCTCGCTATTCCCAAACGACGCGAATTTAGGCGGCCGGATTCCGGCAAAGATATTGCCGCCACCAGCGCCAAAATCAGACACCCCAAAGAAATCGGTGAATCGACTCATTTCTCGGTTACCTGGTCAATGAAATTGAAGACGGCCTTGGCGTGCGTCGGCAGAGTCCCGGCTGGGTCGCCAAAGATCGGAAATGCATGGGCTGCCCCGGCGACGACGATGGGGTTCACGCCAATGGCGGCGCCAAAATCTGCACTCTGCTTGGGAAGGACCGTGGTATCCGCATCGCCGTGGATCAGCAGCGCCGGGGTGCTCCAGGCACCCGCCTGCCGCGTTGGGCTGGCTGCGGCCGGGTCGGTGGTGAACAGGCCGATATCGGCCTGCACGTCGGCGGAGAATTCGCCCAGCTGCGTCAGGTCGTAGGCGCCGTAATAGCCGATGAACGACGAGAACAGATCCGGCCTGGCGATCACCGCCAGCGCGGCCAGGTTGGCGCCGGCCGACGTGCCGAGGATATGGATGCCGGTGACGCCGAGCGTGTTCTTGAAATAGTCCGCCGCAGTAATCACGTCATTGACGGCGGCCGGGTAGGAGTGGTTCGAGGCGTCGGCCAGGGTGTAGTCGATGGACGCAAAGCCGAATCCATACTGATCCGGGAACCGCTGGATGTACGCCCCATTGGCCAGGTTGGCCGCCGCCCGATCGCCCGAAACCCAGCCGCCCCCATGCACCATCATCACCAGCGGCGCCCCTTTGACGATGCGGGCGTCGAATCGCTGGATGGCGTTGGGCCCGTAGGCGCGCGCCGTGTAGTTGTCGAGGGTGAACGAGTTACCCGAGTGGCCCATTTTTTCGACGACCCAGCCCCAGAGCTTGCCCAGAAACTTGCAGGAACACATGACATTGTCCTCGTTGATGGCCATCGTCTCGCTCAGGCCCATGATGGGTTTCCCGTTGCCATCAACTGTCACGGGAAACCGGCTGTATTGCGTGAAGGGGTACGGCATCAGCTGTATCTCGTCGCCGAAGAGCGGTGCTTCGGGCAGGAGTACCGAGGGGGAATCCACGCGGTTATTGAGGGTGATCCGGTCACCCGCGCGGGCGACGTAGCCACTGGGCACGATCGTCCAGCGCAGAGCGGTGGAGAGCGTCTCCTGCACGAATGCCGTATTGGCCAGTTGCAGGCTATGGGTACCGGGAGGCGCTGTCGGCGCCGAGGGGGTTCCGGGCAGCGAGGCATCGGGAATGACCGTTCCTCCGTCGCCGAAACGTGCCAGCTCGTGCCCATCGACCATGAGGACGAGGTCGCTGCCGGTCGTCTCGGTATCACCGATATCGGCGAAGAGGCCGGTATCGCCATCGGTCTCGAAGGAATACCCCAGATTCGAGGCATCGTTTTCCGGCAGCCCCTTCTTGGCCCGCACGCCGGCGTCTGCACGCAGCGGGCCCGACATGCTGTCGCCTTCCCGGCTGACCTTCTTCGAGTATTCGGTATCGACATACTGTCGAGTAGCCAGCACCACGCTGGGATCGATCTTCAGCTGCACAGTGGCGGCGCTGCTGACGATCAGGCTCATCCGCACCACTTGGGTACGGGTGGAGCCCTGGCTGAGCAGCGGCTTGTAGCTGGGGGCGCAGTTGCCCACGGCGATCAGGTCGCCGTCCTCGTCGTACAGGCCGATCTCGCGAATCCACCACCCGCCGACATCGGCCGGGATGACTTGCTCGGCGACGATGATGGCGGCGTTGTCCGGGTCGATGCCGAGCTTGTTGAGCGGTGCCCGCCGGCGTTCGTTGATCAAGTCCGTCTGCAGGCGATCCGGGATGGGGTCGGTGCCGTTGGCGTCGCCGACGCCCATCTGGGTGATCTTCCAGGCAAGGCCGAGGGCATCGGCATTGGCCTGCTTGGCCTCGCCTACCGCCGTGAGGATGGCGAAAAACTGGCTGTTCTGGTCTGTCATGGCGCTATATCCAGGGGAGCAATGTCCAGGGTGTCGATGCTGTGCTCACGGCCGGCAGGGCCGACGGCTCCGGTGATTTCGATGTCGGGGCAGGCCGGCGGGTAAACGCTGATTTCGTCGCCCTCGGCCAGGCCGACGCCCAGATATAAACCGCCGCCGATATCCAGCCCGATGGCGAGCCCGGTGAGGTGGCGGCTGACCGGCTTGGCGTCGTCGATCAGGCGCTCGAGCTCCAGGTACATCTCGTCGGTGATACCGGTGTCGTGCACGCCGACCACCAGAGCGAAAGTGCCGGGCGTACCGGGCGGTTCGGTCTCCCACCACTCCTCGACCTCGATCAGGTAGCCGAGCGGCTCCACCACCCGGCGCAGTGCGCCGAGGGTGCCCTTGTGCGCGTGAATGAAATACGCGGCCTTGATCGCCCGGCGCTTGGCACTTTCCGGCCAGGCGCTGTTCCAGCGGTCCACCGAGAAGGCCCAGGCCAGGTACGGCAGCAGGCCGACCGGGCAGCGGTCCGGGTTGAGCAGATCGCGGATCGGGACCGGAACGCGCTCGATCTGCGCCAGGGCTTCGGCGGCCTGGCGCTCCAGGGTGGTGGCATTGGGCGGCAACAGCGTCATGCGGGCTCCGCGACGGTTACGCTGTAGCCGGTGCAGTAGGCCGCCTGGGCATCGGTCGGGACGATATCCACCCAGCCGACGAGTTCGACCTTGCGCACGCCCTCGACGAACAGCACGGCATGCAGGGCTGAGGCATTCACCTCCACACCCAGCCGGCGGCGCTGGTTGACGTAGGCGGCCAATCGGACCTCGGCCGCAGAGCGGATCGGCTCGGCCTCCGGGCCGACGGTGACGAGGTGGAGCACGGCGCTCACCTGGTAGGGCAACACCTCGGCGCTCTGGACGGTCAGGCGATCGGCCACCGGGCGGCGGTCCTCGTCGCTGAGGTAGGCGTCGACGGCGTCGATCAGCGCCGGATCGGCCGTGCCGTCGCCCAAGGCGCTCTGAATGGTGACCACGGCCACCGCCGGGCTCGGGCTGTTGACGGTAGCATCGGCCACCCGGCCATCGGCGCTGAGAGCGTGGAAGATGTAGCTGTTGCGCGGGCCGGCGGTGCTCAGCCCCTCGAAGGCCATCTGGGCGCGTTCGCGCAGGCTGTCGTCGCTCTCCAGGACGGCCTCGACCGGCGGACTGGCGGTCGGATCGGCCGGGATGACGACCAGGCGCTGGACGTTGAAGTTGGCGGCGACCTGGTCCAGATCGGGTCCTTTGGCCTTGGCCAGCAGAGTGGCCAGGGCGGCCTCGTTGACCCGCTGCCGCCAGAGGGTCTCGCGATAAGCGTTTTCCTGCAGCAGCTTGGTCAGGGGCTCCGACTCCAGCTCCAGGAGCGCAGCGATGGCCGCCTGCTCGTCCGCCGGCCACAGGCCGACGGCATAAGCCTTACGCTCGGCGAGGATCTGCTCGTAGTCGATAGTCTCGACCACCTGCGGGTCCGGTAGCTGGGAAAGGTCGACGGGCGTGAAGGTCGTGTTCATGCGGCAGCCCCCCGCTGCAGCGGCACCCGCAGGTTGGTGGCGGCGTTGGTGTCGACCCGGGTGGCCTCAATCTCGATCACGGCGGCGCCGGCGCTATCGCCCCGGTAGAGCTGCACGCGGCTGATCCGCAGGCGCGGCTCCCAGCGCATCAGGGCCATCACCACGGCGGCGTAGAGGCTGACCACCAGGCCGCCGTTGAGCGGCTGGTCGATCAGGTCAGGCACCAGGCTGCCGTACTCGCGGCGCATGACCCGCGAGCCGATGGGCGTGCTAAGGATGTCTCCGATCGACTGGATCAGGTGGGCCGAGTCGTCCAGAGTGCGGCCGGTACTACGGGACATGCCGATCATTGCGGAGCCTCCGTCATGCCGCCGCTGTCGCCCGGGTGTCGGTGCCCGATCAGGCTGATAAGGCGGGCGATCACGTCATCGCTGACCGAAAGCAGGCCGGTGATTTTCACGCCCTGGTCCGACAGCTCAAGGATTACCGGACCACAGCGCAGGGTGTACTTGCCACCGGCGGGAATATCGATGAGGTACTGGCTGCTCTCGCGGTCGTACTCGACCACGGCGCCGTCGCGGTAGGTGCGGCGATGACGGGTCGGGCTGTCATCCGGAGCCGGGCAGGCGTCGGAGTAGAAACCGACGAACACGACGCCCACCGCCGGCTCGCCGGAGGGCGAGAACACCACGCACTGCTCGCCGACGCTGGGCATGTCCCACTCGCGGTCCTCACCGGCGCGCACGGCGAACCAGGGCAGCCAGCCGGTGAGCAGGCCGCCGGTTTTCACCCGGCAGCGCGGGGGCTTCGGATCGACCTCGGCGATGGTGCCGAGGCGGATCAGGTTTTCGAGGCGGCGGAGAAGGTCGGTGCTGTTCATGGGCCGCATGCTGGCCCGTCGTGCGCGCGGGTGTCGCCTGGCGGGGGTTGTAGCGGCGGGCGCTACAGGATCAACCCCGCCAGCCGGCCAAGTGCTCGAGCAGCCGATCGCGGATCAGGTCGAGATCGGCGTCGGTGAATCCGAGCAGCTCGCGGCGCTCGTACTGGGTCTCGGGAGCGCCCCGCCCGGGGCGGTCGCGCAGGCCGAACTGGTGGATGCCGGCCAGATGAGCCGTCCGGCCGAGGAAGCCGACGGCGATGAGGTTCGGATCGCTCTGGATCTTGAGGAAACGCACCGCGCCGATCTTCTTGAACATGGCCTGGCGCTTGATGCTCCCGCGCTTGCTGCGCAGGGCACCGCCGGCGCTGCCGCCGCCCGGCTTGAGAAAGCGCACCACCCGTTCGCGGTTGAAGCTGCGGATAGCGTCCGCCTCGCGGTCGTAGCCGACCATCAGCTTGCCCTGGTAGCCCCAGCTGCGCATATCGACCAGGCGCTCGGTGCCGTTCGGTTTCCGGTAGAGGAAGCGGACCGGCTTGGCTCGCGCCTCCTTCGCCTGCTTGCGCAGGGCATAAGCGCTGCCGTCCGGATTGCGGTTGGCCTTGATGCGCCGTTGCTGGCTGCGACGCAGGTCGCGGGCGATGGAGACGTTGAGCTGTCGGCGCTCTGCCGCGCTCAGACGGGCCAGCAGGGCTCCGGCCCAGTCTTCGAGGCGGCTCAGGTCGTCGCTCATGCCCCGCCCCACTCGGCGAGCAGCTCGCCGTCCGGCGTTTCGACACGCAGGGCGCCGAGGCTGAACGGCGCCTCGGGGACCGGCTCCGGCGGATGGCTGACCTGCAGGGTGCCGTCCGGCTGCGGCTTGACGATGACCCGCTCGGTGAGCGGCAGCCGGATGGACAGGTCCACCTTGCTGTGGTCGAGGAGTTCCGCGGTGAAGGCAATGGCGTCCTTGCCCTTCTCCAGGTTGGTCATCAGCTCGCTCTGGTTGACCAGGACCCAGGCGAACAGCGGGATGGCCACCGCGTCCGGATGCCCGGCGAAGTCGGTGAGGATGACGTTGAGGGTGTAGCTGTACTCGAACGACAGGCCGGGCGCCGCGGTGCTGCGCAGCTTGCCGTCGTCGATGAAGACCAGCAGGCGGTCGGGGTTGCAGCGCAGCTCGGGCACCGCGCTCAGCAGGTGGGCGCGCAGGGATTCTGGCTTGTTCATGGCTGGGCTGCCTGTTTCTGCTGGTAGTCGTAGACCATGTCGACCTGGGCGGCGCACTCGGCCCAGGCCGCTTCGGTCGCGTCCTGGTCGGCGAGCAGGTCGCCGTTACGGGCCGGCTGGGTCGGCGGCAGCCGGCACGGCACCACGGCCGGACAGCCACTGGCGATAGGCGGCAGCGCCGGTAAGGTCGGGGCGTTGCCGCAGGCCGCGAGCAGCAGCAGGCAGCAGCTGATCAGCCCAGTCGCGTAGTTCCTGGTTTTCACGGGTGAGATCCTCGATCTGCTGTTGGCGGGTGGTCAGGGCGCGGCGCAGGGCGTTCTGCTCGGTGCGCAGCTTGGCCTGGGCCGTGCGCTCGTCGCTGAGCTGGCCGGCGATCCGCTCGGCGTTGGCCTGGTGAAGGGTGGCGAGCCGCTCGGCCTGGTCGGCGCGGCCGTTGGCGAGCGTCAGGTCGACCTGGGCGGCGTCGAGCCGGTTGCCCAGCCCCCAGATATAGAGGGCCAGGCCGGCGACCAGGGCGATCTGCAATAAGATGCGCGCGAGCATGCCGGTACCCTAGGCCGCAGCCCGTTGAATACGGGCCATGGCGATGTCGGCATACTCGTCGGACAGCTCGCAGCCGACGAAGCGGAAGCCTTCGAGCACGGCGGCCTTCCCGGTACTACCGCTGCCCATGAACGGATCGAGGACGGTACCGCCCGGAGGCGTCACCAGGCGGCAGAGGTAGCGCATCAGCTCGGTGGGCTTGACCGTCGGATGGCTGTTGCCGGCTTCCCGATCCTGCTTGCTCGCCTTCGGACAGTAGAAAAAGCGGGCCGCCTCTCCCAGAACGCCCGTGACCTCCTCGCTGCCGTCGTGCAGCAGATTGGCAGGCCAGCGTCCCGCCTCGCTCTTGCCACTCTCATTCCCGGCAAAGGGCACCCGGCAATCCCTAATGTTCAGCGCGCCGGTCCCCAGGGCCCGGACGTTATGGACGGTCGATCCCTTGGGCGGCTTGCGTGCCACGGTGATGGGCTCCAGGGCGGGCTTGAGCCCGGTTCCCCAGCCATCGGCCGGCGCCGAAACGCGGGTTTTTTCGAGCGATTGCAGGAAACGGGGCTTAGCGTCCTGCGCCGAGCCCTCGGGCCGCTCCTTGGCGCCGATCTCGGCGACCAGGGCATCCCATTCGTTACCGAAGCCAAGCGCCTCCTGCAGCACCTTCCATTGCGGCAGCGATGGCACCTGCGGCTGCGAACCCGCGGTCGTCCAGTGGCCGGCCATGCCATTGGTGCCGAACAGCGCATCGATTTGGCGATTCGTCCAGCCAGCCTTGTCGCGGGCCGCGCGCAGGAAGGCAGTGATCCGGTAGACGTCGGGGCGAACGAAGGGCGTGACCACAGCGGGCGGCTCGCCAGCCAGGTAGTGCTCCATCGACTCGGTGACATTGCAGGACTTGGGAAAGCCGGAGCCGTAGGCCCAAGCGATCATGTCGCGGATCTGGAAGCCGGCGTCTTCGATGCGCTGCGCCATCCGGTGCTGAGTGCGCGTGCCGGCAAACGCCAGCAGGTGCCCGCCCGGCTTGAGCACTCGGAAACATTCGGCCCATACCTCGACGCCCGGCACATCGTGATCCCACTGCTGGCCCATGAAGGACAGGCCATAGGGTGGATCGGTGACGATGCTGTCGATACTGCTCTCCGGCATTTGGCGCAACAGCGCCAGGCAATCACCACGTCGGATATCAAACATCATGCAGCTTGCTCCTCGTTATGAACCGCTCAGAAGACAGGGGGGTGAAGCTCGGGGCGACCGGGATCGACGGCGCCCGCTACGAAAAACTCATGGCTGCGCCCCCATGCACTGCTGGTAGACGCGCTGACGGTCAGCCCATAGCCCTGGACAGATCCGGTTTCCAGGCTTGGAGCAGTCGTGGCCGTTGGAGTACTTGAACAGCAGGATCGCCTCGCAGGCGCCACGGTAGTCCTCAGCGTTCAGCCGCTTGACGACGGTCGAGCCGCAGAACGCTCCCGTGCCGATGTTGTGCGCCAGGGACAGGTAGGCGTCGTACTCGGCCTGATAGAGCGGCACCGTCACGCAGCGCTTAATCGAGGACTCGAATTCCGTCACCTCGCGCAGGCTGCGGTTGATCGCGGCGACCGGCGTGATGGTGTCGCCCATCCGCACGCCGGAGGTCGAGCCGAAGCCGAGGGTCGGCAGGGACTCGCCGCGGGTGGGGTCCGGATAGGCCTGCGGGCTGAACCCTTCACGGGTCAGGATACCGGCGAAGGCCGCGGCACTGAGCGACAGGGCGGCGATGGTGATCCGGGGCTTCATGGCGCGGTGCCCTCCTGCTTGCGCTCGGCCCGGCGCTCGCGCCACGCCTTGAGCAGCAGGACGGCGATCTGCAGCAGGACGTAGATGCCGGTCAGGACGGTGACCCAGTCGCTAAGGGTCATGCCGGCGATCATCGCGCCGGTGACGGCCACCGGCGGGGCGGATTTGACCGCCTCGATGGCGGCGGCCTGGACGATGTTCTGGTTGTCCATGGGGACTCCTTGGGCTGCGGGTCAGTCCCACAGCTGGACGACGGTTTGGGTGGTCACGGGCGGGGCCTGGTCAGGCAGCTCGACCGGCTGGCCATGGGGCAGCACCGGGCCGAGGTCGGCCAGACCGGGGTTGGCGTCGAGCACCGCCTCGACGACGCCGGCGGTGCGGCCGTAGTGCCGCCAGCAGAGGGCGTCGAGGGTGTCGCCCTGGCGGGCGATGACGGTGGCCATCAGATCAGCTCCACGGTGGTGTGCCCGCGGCCGAGCAGGCGGCTGATCGCCCAGCGGGCGTCGCGGCGGTACTCGTCGATGCTCGGGGTCAGCTCGTCGGCGTTGGCGTGGCCCTTGTCGGTGCTGTCGTAGCTGCGGTAGCGCTCGGCCAGCTCGGCGCCGGCGGAGCAGTAGACGGCCCGGCGGTACAGATGCAGCAGTTCGCTCTCGCCCTGAACCGACTCGGCTGGGACCGCGGCCAGGGCGGCATGGCCCTCGGCCTGACGTGCCGCCTTGTAGTCGCGCAGCTCCCGGTTCACCTCGATCAGGGCGTTGACTGCTGCGGTTTCCAGGCGGGCATCGGTGATGCTGGAGTCCAGGCGCAGGGCGGCGCGAACGTGGGCGCCGTCCAGGTCTGGGAACCAGCCGTCGTTGGTGATCGGGTACGGCTCGCTGGCAGGCGCGATGCCGCTGGTGGCGATGAATCCGCTCATGCTCGGGGTCCTGGTTCGGCGGTGGTCGGGGCGTCACCACGGGGCCGTTGCCGGCGGTGGATCGGCCCCGAGCCGCCGGGGTGCGGGGTACGCTCGGTCAGCCCTCGGCCGGGGCGTCGCCCTGCCCTTGCGGGGCGGGCTCGTCGCCGGTCGGGGCGTATTTCTTGAGGAGGCGCTCGGCGCGCTCCAGGTCTTTCTTGGCACCGCAGCTACCGTGCAGCTCGATGGCGCGGCGCAGGTTGGCGATGCCGGCCTGCAGGCGGTCGAGGTCCGGGCTCGCCTCGTCGACCGGCTCCAGGACGGCACGGGCATAGGCCAGGTGCAGCTTGGCGCGGGCCTCGTCGGGCATGTCCTGCTCACGGGTCAGCTCGCCAGCGCGGGCGAGAATCTGCGCATCGAACAGCTCGCCGGCGCGCTGCGCCTTGAGGGCGGCCTCGGCGATCTCCTCGGCGATCAGGCAGCCGGTGGTGCGAGCGAAGCGATCCGGCATCACCAGATTGTGCTCGAGCACGTAGGCGGCGATATCCAGGGCCCCGGCGTAATCGCCGGCGTCGATGCGCCAGACCATCACGGTGGTCAGCACCTCGTCCTGGGCGCCGCGTCCGGCGGCGAGTACGCCCTCGACATAGGGGACATAGGCCGGCAGCAGTTGCTGCTTGAGCCTGGCCTTGCCCTCCCCGCTCTGGATCTGCTTGAGGCGCAGGCGGTCCTGGGCAAGCTGAGCCAGTTGCAGTTCGTAGGCATTGGCGCCGGCCATGCCCTGCTGCGGCGAGGCGCTGGCAGCAGCCTCGGCGGCAGTGATGCGCTGGAAGTGTTGGCGGCAGTGGCTCATGGACTACCTCACACCAGCACGATGTTTTCGGCCATGGCCGCGCAGCCAAGGTCTTCGATGACGTAGGCGTCGTTGCTCGACTCGTAGTTCTCGATGCGGTCGCGCTTGGAGTTGTCGACGACGTTGCGCCGACGGGAGGCCTCCTGCCAGTAGATCGACAGGTTATCCAGGCGCGTGACCAGCAGGGCGTTGGCCGGGAAGTACGGCACCCGTACCGCCGGCAGGTTGCCGATGCGCTTCTGGCTGATGATGACGTCGGCGGCCAGCTGCTCGGTCGGCGCCTGGTTCTGGTTGACGAGGGGGAAGTACTTGTCGGCCAGCAGCTTGCGGCCGCAGATGACCACCAGGTCGGTGTCTTCCTGGTACCAGGGTTCGAGCATCTCGTTGACCAAGTCGAAGACCAGCGCGTCGAGGTTGGCGAAGTCGCCGTTGTTGCCGACGTTGATCTTGCCGCTGGCGGCGGCCACTTCCTTGAGCACCCGGGCCGCATTCTCGTCGCGCATCTTCTGCAGCCAGCCGACGTTGACGTCCTGGCGCAACGGGTTGTTCACCGGGTCGGAGGTGGCGGCATGGGAGGTGCCGTTCCAGCCGATCAGGATGCGGTCCAGCGCCTGCCGCTTGACGATGGCGTCGCGGATGCGGGTCTGGAAATCGGGGAACTTGGCCCAGGCGTCCAGCTTGGCGTAGGTCAGGTGGGTGTCGAAGTTGGTCTGCAGACAGGTGTAACCGCGGCCGTCCAGCGCGGACAAGTCGGAGGTCTCGCGGTCCTTGACGGCGGTGTCGGTGGTGCTGGCGACCGGGCCGGAAACGCCGAGGCCGATCTTTTCGCCGCTCTGCTGCGGCACGCCGATCATGTTGATCGACGAGAGGAAGGCGCTGGATTCCTGAATGCGGTTTTCCAACCGCTGTTCGACGGTCGGGGAAACCGTGAATTTGCGGCTGACGTCGGCCACCCCGTTGAGCTGGGCGAGCTGGTTGAGGAAGGCGTCGAAGAGTTGTCGGGTGTCGTTGCGCATGGGGTGCTCCGGAGAAGGCGGAAATCAGCAGTCGGTTTCGATGCGGCCGTTGCCGCCGGTGGCCGGCGGGCGCTGCTGCTGGCTGTGGTCGGCGGTGTTGCCGAGCTTGGTCTTGAGGTCGGTCAGCTCGGTCTGCAGGGACTGCACCTGGCCGGTCAGCGCGGTGACGCGCTGGTCGTTCTGGGCGAACTGCTCGGGCAGGTCCTTGACGTGTTCGGCGATGGCCTCGACGGCCTGGCCGACCTGGGCGAACTCGGTGTCGTCCTTGGCCTGCTTGCCCTTGAGCAGCGCATGGACCTTGGAGAGCAGCACGGCACCGAGGCCGGGCTTGTCCTCGACTTCCTCGAACTGCAGCTCGACCTCGGCGGCCTCGCTGAACAGGTTGTCCGGCGCCTGCTTGCGCGCCTTGAGCGGCGAGGCGTCCGGGTTCTGGGCGCAGAAGGCGAGCATCTCGGTGCCGAGGCTGGCCGGGGTGTCGGTGACGGCCAGGCCGGACAGGTAGGCGCGGCCGCTGTCGGCGAACTTCGGGGTGATCTCGATGCTGGTGTAGAGCTTCTGCTTGGCCTTGTTGACCATGGCGACCAGGTCGGCGGTCGGCTCGATCTGGGCGAACAGGGCCAGCTTCTTGGCGCCGCCGATGTCGACTTCCTCGGTCTTCAGGGCGACCACGTCGCCGTAGGCGCGGAACGGGCTGTCGGCGGTCATGCTGCGCAGGTGCTCCATCCATACGCGGGCGCCGTAGGTGGTGGGGCTGTAGGTCTCGGCGGCGTCGACCAGCCACTGGCGTTCGATGGTGCGGCCGTCGGTGGTCGCGCCTTCGACGGCGACGCGGAAGAAGCGGGAGCGGTATTTCTTGGCGTTGTCGGCCATGGGGTGAGTCCCTCGATTCGTTCTGCTGCGGTGCAGCGGTGCGGTGAGGGCATGGTCGGCGCACGAACGGAGGGGGACAACGAGCGGGGGTTGTAGCGGCGGGCGCTACAGGGCGCGGCGCTAACGGGTCGCGCGCGCGGACGGCAGGATCGGCGCCATGAATACTCCCCCCGAACTCCCCGCCCAGCGCGACAGCCGCCGACAGGCCAAATTCCTGTACTGGATGGGCTGGCGTATCACCGAGATCGCCGAACACCTCGGCGAGAAGGAAAAGACCGTCCACTCCTGGAAGTCCCGCGACGACTGGGACCGGGCGGACAACGTCGAGCGCATCGGCGGCGCCCTGGAGGCACGGCTGGTCCAGCTGATCCTCAAGGACGGCAAGACCGGCGGAGACTTCAAGGAAATCGACCTGCTGCACCGCCAGCTGGAACGCCAGGCGCGCATCCAGCGCTACCAGGGCGGCGGTACCGAAACCGAGCTCAATCCGAACCTGGCCAAGCGCAACGAGGGGCCGAAGCGGGCGCCCAAGCGCAACGAGTTCAGCGAAGAGGACATCGAGAAGCTCGAGGAGGCCTTCCGCGACGGCTGCTTCGAGTATCAGCTGGACTGGTACCGGGCGATGAACATGCGCACGCGCATGCTGCTGAAGAGCCGGCAGATCGGCGCGACCTTCTACTTCGCCCGCGAGGCGCTGATCGACGCGATCCTCACCGGGCGCAACCAGATCTTCCTCTCGGCGAGCAAGGCCCAGGCCCACCAGTTCAAGAACTACATGCAGGACTTCGTCCGCGAGGTGCTCGGCACGCAGCTGACCGGCGACCCCATCGTGCTGTGGAACGGCGCCGAGCTGCACTTCCTCGGCACCAACTTCCGTACCGCCCAGGGCCGCTCGGGCAACTTCTACTTCGACGAGTTCTTCTGGGTCTACGGCTTCGAGGAGCTGAACAAGGTCGCCTCGGGCATGGCCATGCAAAAGAGGTGGCGCAAGACCTACTTCTCGACGCCCTCCTCCATGGGCCACCCGGCCTACCGCTGGTGGACCGGTGAGCGGCTGAACAAGGGCAAGCCGACGGCCAAGCACCTCAAGCTCGACGTCAGCCACGACGCGCTGGCCCAGGGCCGGCTGTGCGAGGACAAGATCTGGCGGCAGATCGTCACCATCCTCGACGCCGAGCAGCGCGGCTGCGACCTGTTCGACCTGGACGAGCTGCGCTTCGAGTACAACGCCGAGCAGTTCGCCAACCTGCTGATGTGCGAGTTCGTCGACGACGGGGCGAGCGTGTTCCCGCTGGCCATGCTGCAGCCATGCATGGTCGACAGCTGGGTCGAGTGGGGCGAGGACTACAAGCCGTTCGCCGCTCGCCCGTTCGGCGATCGGGCGGTGTGGGTCGGCTACGACCCGGCCGAGACCGGCGACAGCGCCGGCCTGGTTGTGGTCGCCCCGCCCTTGGTCCCGGGCGGCAAGTTCCGCGTGCTGGAGCGCCACCAGTTCCGCGGCATGGACTTCTCCGCCCAAGCCGAGGCGATCCGCCAGGTGACGCAGCGCTACTGGGTGACCTACATCGGCATCGACATGACCGGCATGGGCAGCGGCGTCGCCCAGCTCGTGCGCCAGTTCTTCCCCGGCCTGACCACCTTCAGCTACTCGCCGGAGGTGAAGAGCCGGCTGGTGATGAAGGCCTGGGACGTGATCCACAAGGGCCGCCTGGAATTCGACGCCGGCTGGACCGACATGGCCTCCAGCCTGATGGCGATCCGCAAGACGATGACGGCCAGCGGCCGCCAGATGACCTACACCGCCGGGCGCACCGACGAGACCGGCCACGCCGACCTGGCCTGGGCGCTGTTCCATGCCCTGCACAACGAACCGCTGGAGGGCGCGACTGCCCAGAACACCAGCATCATGGAGATTTGCTGATGACCGACCAACTGCCGGCGCAGGCCGCCCCCATGCCGGGGATCGAGGCGTTCACCTTCGGCGACCCCACCCCGGTGCTCGACGGGCGCGAGCTGCTCGACTATCTGGAGTCCTGGTGGAACGGCTGCTGGTACGAGCCGCCGATCAACCTCGACGGGCTGGCCCGCGCGACCCGCGCCAGCGTCTACCTGCAGTCCGGGTTGACCTTCAAGCGCAACATGCTCAGCCGCACCTTCGTGCCGCACCCCAAGCTGAGCCGGCAGGCGTTCGAGCAGTTCGCCCTGGACTGGCTGTGGTGCGGCAACGCCTACCTGGAGGCGCGGCGCAACCGCCTCGGCGGCGTTCTGAGCCTGCAGCCGCCGCTGGCCAAGTACATGCGCCGCGGCCGCGACGAGCGGTTCTTCATGGTGCAGAGCGGGGCGGACGTGCATGAGTTCGACCCCGGCAGCGTGTTCCACCTGCGCGAGGCGGACATTCACCAGGAGATCTACGGCCTTCCGGAGTGGATGGCCGCCCTGCAGGCAGCGCTGCTCAACGAGTCGGCCACCCTGTTCCGCCGGCGCTACTACCTCAACGGCTCGCACGCCGGGTTCATCCTCTACGTCACCGATGCCGCGCAGAACCAAGCCGACATCGATGCGATGCGCGAGGCGTTGAAGAACTCGAAGGGGCCGGGCAACTTCCGCAACCTGTTCCTCTACAGTCCGAACGGCAAGAAGGACGGCATCCAGCTGATCCCGATCAGCGAGGTGGCGGCCAAGGACGAGTTCGCCGGGATCAAGAACATTACCCGCGACGACATGCTGGCCGGGCTGCGCATCCCGCCGCAGCTGATGGGCATCGTCCCGCAGAACGCCGGGGGCTTCGGCTCGATCCGCGACGCGGCGCTGGTCTACGCTGCCAACGAGCTGGAGCCGGTGCAGGCGCGCATGCTGCAGGTAAACGAATGGGTCGGCGAAGAGGTGATCCAGTTCAAGCCCTATGAGCTACCGGGTACGACCGGCTGAGCCATCCATGCCGGCCTATCGGCTCCTGCTTACCTTCGGAATGTCGAAGCAGATGACCTGATTGAGGGACTGACTAGTATTGGTGCACGTAGTGTATAAGGTCGGCGTGGTCGAGGAATCCATATTCCAGACAGTGTTGGTCGAAGACATTTGTCACTGCCAACTTTATTTATCAGAACTAACTCTAGTTACAGATGATGCATCCACATGACCGTAGTTATAAAAGACTTTGTTTGTATTGATGAATTCTGGGACTACCTGTCTCCGATAGGGGGGTTCTTTGAAAGCTTTGGGTCTCCAATTTTCAGGGGACAAGGTGATGCAAACTGGAAACTGGTACCTTCTATTCTCCGATCCATGACTATCAAAAGGTACGCAGCATACATTGATAGCAGAAGCCATGCGGATTTCACCATTTTCATGGAGCATAGAATCCTGAGTGGTTTTCTTTATTATTGTGACCAGATGGGACACAGAATACCGAATGATTCCAGAGAATTCAGAGAGGCAATGGAATTCTTCAACTTCGCAGATAAGTATGGAATATCTACCGATGAGTGGCCATCTTTAGAGTACTACAACTTTATCGCGCTAGCACAACATCACGGAGTACCGACAAGGCTGTTAGATTGGACAACAAATCCATTGACCGCAATATACTTTGCGGCATCTCAAGCGCTTGCAAAAGATGATCTACCAGAGAAGATTTCAATCTGGGCCTTTGATACAAAAGAACTTAAGAGCAAAAGTGAAGACATTGTTTTTTTATCTATGCCAGGTAGCACAAGCGTAAATCTTGCAGCACAAAGAGGCGTCTTCACTTTTCACAGACAAAAGAGTACCGGAAGAAATACTATACTTTCAATTGAAACCATAGAAGAAGATTCACATAGAGTTTTTTCAGAAAACGAAAGTCTCTATATTTACCAGATCACAACTGACAGCCAACACGTTCCAGAGCTACTTAAACGATGTGAAAGATATGGAATCTCCGCTGCTTCCCTATTCCCTGGTTTTGATGGTGCTGCAAAATCGGCCATAGAATGGAAGAGAGCACGTAAACTGTCTGGTGAATTGTAAAAAATTGCGAAGATTCAGTAGCCGCCCACAACCAAATTTAGCAGGCGCCAGAGCAGTTGAAGAAATAATCGCATAATATGCTCGCGCAACATTTCACCTTCAGTCGCTGGTTCTGTGTAATGAAGCCGCACAGCGCCGGCCGCGCTATATGTTAGGAGTAGACAGGCATGGAGATTGATTATAAGGCCGCACATCGAAAAATTCAGTTAGCACTCGAAGCAGAAGCAAAAGGCCAAGTATTCTTTAGCAAAGAAAATCTTTCATCCGAGTTCAACCGCGGCTGCAACCATATAAGTGGATTACTGCATAGTGCTTTTCAGCTTTATGTGTCCGAATCATTTCCAACAAGCATATTTATTGCCATCACTGCAATTGAAGAAATTGCAAAGCTAAAAATAGCACTTTATCGAAATGAAAGCTTAACGGCCCCAGCGAAAAATCGAAAAGAAGATCACCTATTTAGTCATAAGGCGAAGCACTCAATTGCTTTACAAGAAGTTATTGCAGTCGGCACCAGATTACCAAACGCCATTGGAGAGGAAAGGGTTCGAGAGCTACTAAATATGGCAGAAACAGGAGAACTCATCAGAGTTAGAGAGTCATCACTTTACATTAATTCAGCGAACGGCAAATTCACAACCCCCAAAGATATATTTACTAAAAAAGAAGCACGAGAAATATTGCTGCTCGCTTTAGAAGCTTGGGATGATCGACTTGTCGGACTAACCGACTATACATTTGAGATTGATAAAGAGCTAACTAATATTTTTGACATCGTTAGCAAGTAGGGCAGACAACAGCACCGCTTTGTCTACCGACCTAACCTCCACTCTCTAGACAAAAGGCCCGGCTATCTCCACCGGGCCTTTTGCTTTCCGGCCGCCTCACGGCCCGCACGCGGCCCGATTCACCGACACCCACCGCATCCCCTACCCTTCACCTGCAGGCGCCCGCCCGCTCGGCCATCACTCCGCCCCTACCAGCACCCGGCGCGCGCCGTCGTCCCCCCGCCACGCCTGCGGGCTAAATATGTCGCTTTTTCTGCGGCCCTGCAGCAGCGTCCCGCCAGCCCAGTACGGGGGCCCTGGATGAGTTCGAGGTGGGTAAAATGCCTGCGAATCCCTGCGAAGGCCCTGCCGTTCCTGAAGATGCTGGGCCTCGCTATCCAGCCAGGGACCCAGGGGGTAAAACCGAAACGGGTAATTTTGGTTATGAGCCTCTCAGCCTAAGCTGGAGCCCTCGTATTTACTGGCCTAGACCGCTAACCTTGACGGGTAATCGTTGGTAAGCCTCGAGGTAATTTTTCTCTAATTCACTGATTTATAAGGATTTTTTGTTTCGGCAAGACAACCATGAGTTCAGGTAAGTCCCTTACCTCCAGACAACCCAAAAATTACCTTTTCGAATATCTCTCAACCAATTGATTTAAAAGAGATTTTTCCTAAAAAATCAAAACCTAACCAAAATTACCTGATTTTGGTGGGTCAACAAAAAATGTGTACTCCCCCCACCGTACGGCCATTTCCTCCCGCGCACGCTTCCATTCATGGGAACATTCTGGGAACAGATTCATCCACTCAACTGCTCTGCAGCCCAGTAAATACGGGACCTCGATGCGCTAAAAACGCCAAATCGTGAGTTCGAATCTCACCGCCTCCGCCATTTTTTCGAAAAAGCCCATGATTACATGGGCTTTTTCATTTTCTACCGTTCGTTTTTTCTCTGCAGGCAGCCAGGCTATCGCCACTTCCCGCCTGTCCGAGCAATCGATCCCACTCTATGGAAACGCCCCTCTTGCTAGCTGCGTAGTCCGGTGAAGTGGTGCGCTCAAGCCTGAAACGATCCAGCTTCCCGCGGGGGGCTTCCCCATGGCGCCTTGAGTTGTCTCGACAGACGCACCGCTCATTTCTCCTAACGCACCTTCGACTGGGGGCGGCGAGGCACGTTGAGCCGGGGCAACTTTAGGAATAGGAACCACAAAATCAGGTAGTTACCCCAAAGAATCGCCCGACTCCCGCAGTCAGGGCCATCGCCAGGGCTCCCCAGAACGTCACCCGTACAGCCGCCGTCATTACCGATGCACCACCGGTCCAGGCAGCTAGGCTACCCAGGAGTGCGAGAAATAACAGGGATGCGCCGGA